AACTTTGCCATAGATTTGCTTTGAGTTTTGGCAATTTCCTCAAAGTCATAGTCCTGCCCAGAATCAACGATGTCGGTTTGAGCAGTATCCTCTACATCATACAACCTCATCTTCGCTCTGTCAATACCCACCACGAACCTTTTATGCATTGTCGGATCGTTGTAACGATTCTTCAACTGCTTAACCATTATTTGATTAAGGTTTTCAAGTTCTTCTGTGCTAATAAGAGCGAACATAAAGTCCGCAGTAGCAGGAAGTCCAAAAGATTCAGAAGTATCTGTAAGGTCAATGTCAGTGCTACCATACCCACTACGAGTAGTTTGAGTGGCGGATACAATAGGAAGGTCAAACTCCACCGCAAGACCACGGAGTTCTTCAGCAATCGCTTTAACATAGGTATAAGAATTTACAAGTGTTCCCTTATATCGTGATGAAGAGCAGATGTTGAGATAATCAATAAAGATAATATCAGGTTTAAAACTCTTCTTCAAAGATAAATCATTCAAAAGTGCCTTGAAATGTCCTGCGTGTGCAGATGCAGTGGGGTACTCTTTAATGATAAGTTTACCAGTTGTTTTCTGTGCTAACCTTGTGACTTTAGATGTGAAAATCTGTTCTGGGATCTCCTCGATGTCCTTGATATTAACATTGAGTAGGTTAGCATCGATGCGTTCTGCAATCTTTTCCTCCGCCATCTCCAGAGTGATGTATAAAACATTGCGTCCCTGAAGAAGGGAGGCAGCAGCCATATGACACATAAACAAAGATTTGCCAACACCTGTTCCCGCAAGCGCAACATTAAGGGTTTTGTTTGGTATCCCTCCCTTCGTAATCTTATTAAATAGCGTAAGATCGAACGGTATCTTATTCTCGTTGCGATGATAATATTCGTAGCGACTTTCATAATCGTCTATGTAATCGTGACCGATGTGCTCGTCAAAGGAAACAGCAAGTGCTTCCTGAAGAATTGAGGGAATAGCATCTTCGGTACGATTCTTATCCTTTCCATCAGCAATCTTCACACTCTCAAGAAGTGCAAGATATACTGCCCTTTGCTTACACCATTTCTCAGTAGAGTCAAGCATCCACTGAGAATCTACATCAGTATTGTTGATGTCTTCTAATTTGACCTGAAGTTCCTTATAAGAATCCTCGTTCAAATCTTTACGATTATCAACTTCAATTCGTAGGACTTCTTGGGTGGGTGTTTGCCCATAAGAAACTACGAACTCATTGATAATATCAAACAGAACCTTGTCCGAATAATGCGTGAAGTACTCCCCCTTTATGTAGGGGATTACCTTACGCATATAGGACTCGCTGCTAACGAGGTTTTTTAGGATTGTACTTTCAATTGCTTCCATCAAGATCCGTAGCAGAACTCTTTTCGGGCACACTCATCGAGTGCTTGGAGAATGTCAGGAGTAAAGAATTTTTCAGGATCCTTATAGATAACCGAAGGATATACACTGCCAGAATCAGTTTTAATGCGGTTACCCACACGCTCAAAGACTCCGTGCTGTTCACCCAATTCCAGTAGTCCGTAGTACCGATCAAGACCTCGTTCATCAAAATACAACCTCGTTTCTACATCAGAGTTTTCTTTAGTAAAGCGGGACTTCTGTGCCTTCACTTTGATAATGTTACCAACCTGTTCAGTACCATCCTTCTCCTTCTTTTTAGAAAGGAACAGAATAGTTGAAGCAGAATACTTCAGACCAGTACCACCACCCATTTCTTTTGTAGGAACATAGGCACCCACAACTTCATAGGTATGATTAGTAACAATCAAAGGAATCCCTGCCTGACCCAGTTTCAGTGACAGAATCCTGAAGATGGATTTAATCACCTGAGCACGGGTCATATCACGGGTTTCCTTGCCATCAGAAGCATCTTGAACCTCTTTCGTGGTCGAGAGCATCCCTAAAGAGTCTAGCACAAAAAGTAGGGGAGGACGGTCCTCCTTCTTAAGTTTCATATACTCATCCACAACCTTGATAGATTGGGTGCGAAACTCCTGAACAGTAGACACAGGAACGAGACCCACACGCTTTACATCAATGTCACGAGACAACATCATATCCTTTGAGATTGCTGATTCAGTCTCAAAGTAGATAACCTGTGCTAACGGATCTGACTGTAGAAAGTTTTTGACGATTGAGAGTGCAAAGAAAGTCTTTCCAGTGCTGGACTCCCCTGCGAGTGCTGTGATTTTATTTGATGGGAAACCACCAAAAATACTACCGCTGATAAGAGCGTTGAGTATGTAAGAACCAGTATCCACAAAAGAGGTACAATCTCCTGCGGCGATGCCATCGTCAACCACTGACGCAAATTCATTGTCCAACTCCTTGATAATCGTATTTAAAAAACTCATAATACCTCACGAAAAGAAACTGCTTAAAGAGCCTGTACGCTCATGCTTCCAACCAATGCATTCTAGCACAGATTTGAGAGGTTCCAAGAATGACTTCTCAAACTGTAGTGCGTGATCAATGTACTTCTCCAGACCGAAATCGGGAGGAAGTGTATTGAAGAATGAAATAACATTTTCCCCGATTGGATTGGGGGTCTTCAAATAGATGAATTTGATTTTTTCTCCTTCTTGGATAAGAGGAAATCTATTAGTAATCTTATGCTTTCGGACGTAGTGATTATACAATAATGCACCTCTGACCTGAACAGGTGTACTCTTCTTATAAATCTGGGAATAACTCCTGTACTTCTCAAGTCCATTACAACCTCTTGGGAATGCAATATCTAGGTAACTTTGTTTCTTGGTATCTGATTTAATCTGATCAATGAAATCAATCATACTGTCATTAGTACCCTCAATCATAATCTTGTATGCTTTCTCAAGTTTATCCCTGAAATAAGCAGGGGTTGAAGACCGTTGGGTTTCAAGACCCATAATCTTCATTTTAGGTTGTTTGTAACGAACTCCCTCACTGTCCCATACATTTAGAATGTATCGTTTCTTGGCAGTCCAGATGCCACGATTCGCAATATTCTCACGCTTCATTGACATCTTTTGCTGGAAAGCATTTACATACTCAGCCAGTTCTTGGTAGCAACCTTCAATATAAGGCTCAAGTTCCACTTGACAGATCTTGTCAAGGAACCCCACAACTTTCTCATCAGACGGCGTTCCTCCTTTGAATACAGATTTAACCAGATCGCCCAGATTAAGATAAATTGAATCAGTATCGACAGCAATAACATAGTCTTTGTCCTCCGTTTTAAGTACCTTATTCAGGTACTCATTCATTTTGTTTTCAATCCATCGGATTGAGAGTTGTCCTGAGAGAGTAATAGCTTCAGCATTTTCCAAGCGGAAATACCTGAAGTATTCATTACCAATAGCACCGTAGGCAGAGTTGAGTTGAATCTTTCGTGCCATCTGGATATTGTTGAACTTGGCAATGTCCTTAATGAGTTGAGGGTTTTTAGTATTTTCATATTCCTGTTTAGCAGCGAGCATCTTCTTCTTATAAATGGTACGCTCGTTATAAATCTTCTCCATCAGTTTAGGCAGGAAACCCTGCTTCTCTGTGGTGAAGTATGTACCATTAGGGCAGATGGTCTGACCGCAAAGGTCAGAGAGATCCAGTTCTTTATTCAGAAGTTTATCTACATTCACCGAATCGTGACGATGCTCCAGAAGAGTTTCTGGACTGATGTTGTACTGCATAATCAGGTGAGGATACAGTGAGTTAAGGTCAAAGTTCACAACCCAATCGTAGATACCAGGAACAGGTTCCTTCACATAGGCACCAGCATACTGCTGATCTTTTGTACTTTCAGTCTTGAATGGGATGACAATGTTCTCCCGTGAGAGTGCATCATAGATGATACTGTCCCACATACGAACTTGATAGAATACATCCTCAAAGTTTACTTTGGCATCGTATGCCATCGTCACAGCGAGTTCAATCAGTTTCATCTTATCTTCCAGCATATCCACAAGTTCTACGTCGTGGATGTTGTACTCGATAAACTTCTGCCAGTTGTTGCGGTAGAAATCTTGGAAATTTTCAAACTCACTGTGGTCAAGTTTTTGTTGACCCAGTTCCACATAGGCAATGTGGTCTAACCGATAACTCTCCTGATTAGTGTATGTAAACTTCTGATAGAGGTCGTAGTAGTCTAATGTGGCGACTCCGTAAATGTCATAGTAAAGTTTCTTCTGACCCTTTACATAGAGTTCACGTTCTTTCACCATATTCCAGCACGACAGCGAACGCATATGCTTTGTGGAAAGCACACGATCCATACGACGGCAGATGAATGGCATATCGAAGAACTTGACGTTCCATCCAGTCACAATGTCAGGAGTTTTCTGAACCCAATATTCCAAGAACTTTCCTAGAAGTTCTCGTTCATTCTTACAGTAAACATAATGCACATCGGAGCGAGTGTTATTAAACTCACCACAACCCCAAGTAATAATTTGTTTACTACCAAAATCCTTGACTGTGATGCAGAGGATTTCTTCAGATGCTTCTTCTACGCTAGGGAAACCATTCTCTGATGTCGTCTCAATGTCAAGTGACATGATGTTAAGTTGAGTGAAATCATAATCAACATCACCAGGATACTTGTCAAGGATGTATTGATACAGATACTTGGTGTTACCGTAGATAGTAAAGTTATCTACGGTCTCGTATGTCTGCACAAACTCCTTTGCTTCCTTGATGCTACCAAACTGCACAGGTTCCACATAAGAACCTTCAAGTGTTTTATGCTTGGTTTTCTTTTTAGACGGAACAAACAGGGTAGGAGAAAACCCTTCCCTGTGCTCTACTCGTTCACCACCACTGAAACCACGATACAAAACCGTATCATTGACAATGGCAACATTAGTATAGAAATTCATCAACCAACAACATCACGGTAAAATTTTAGCAGGTCGTCACGGGGTTCTACAATAGTCAAAATATCAGAAGACCTAATAGGAATCTGTTTTTGATAAGAATAATCAATAAAATTATCCAGTGTCAGGAATACTCTTGATGCTTCTCTACCGATAGTTTCTACTCCAAACGCTAAAGAATTGGGTGGAATTTCATCTTCTTCTTTATAAAGATAATTGCGTACAATCTCCTTAGGATTAACTAGAACGCAATCTGCATCTTCACCTTCCCTTTCTTCAATCTCCGAAATCAGTGATTGATGCGTCTTCAATAGAATCACTTTGACTGTCATTTTGCTCTCCAAATCGTTCATTAAATTTATCTACAATACTTTGAATAGGTTGTGTAACTGTAACTACCCAATCATAGGGTACAAAAAATTGCCGTGATGCGGACAAAGGAATCCAAGGGTCAAACACCAAAGTCTCATCATTATAAGAAATATGATGAGGATTGATGAATACTAGACTCATCTGTTTCTCTGTTTCCTTTTCTACAATCTCACGAACATCTGCAACGAGTTCTTCGCCTGATTTAAGCAGGACAAGTTGAACGGTCATAAACCTCCCACGAATTATACCTCATTATAACACGAGGTCAGTTCAATGACAAGCTGGCAACCTTGAGATTTCTTAAATGATTTGAAAGTTTATCGAGATATCCTCTGTTACGAAGTTCTTTAAATACAAGGTTTTCCACAGCAAACTCACCACCTCTCTGAATAGATGATGCTCTCATATCACGAATCTTCTCTTTTAGTTTTTCAAAAGCATCACGGTCATCTGCTTTATTATCAATCAGAAAATCAATCTTCTCCATATACTGCTGTACCTTTCTTGAGATACAAGGGTCTGATAAATTTACTTCTTGATAAACTGGACGACGAATCCAGAAACTATTTGTCAGTGAGAATACCCCCTGCCCTGATGGGATAGGGTCTCTTCTGTCCTGAGCGTAGAGTTCAACATCGTGTCCATAAATTTTAATGTCGTGTGTAAGGGACCAAAGTTGCTTCTTGTCTCTAAGGTAATCATCAATAATATCAGGAC